GAATTGCTTGGCGGCAAGCTGGCCCATGCGTTCCTGCGCGGGCCACTTCCATTCTGTCGTTCGCGCCCACTCCTGGAAAACCAGGGTATTGAGCGAGAAAATGTAATCGCCCAGCACCATCATTGTGGGCAGGTTTCCGCTGTCTGCTGCCATGTCTTACATTCCCGAATCGTAAAGCCCGGACCCCAGCGCGGCCGCGTGCGGTGCGCCAAGCTGCGTTACCACCTCGCGGGCTGCGTCTTTGCCGGATTGGCCAGGCTGCTGGTGGAATTCCACGTGATACTGGCGTTGGTCGATAGTCTGCCCGCCACCGCTTCGGCCGCTCGCAATCGGCGGGATGGTCGGCGCGGCGGCCTGCCCTGCGGCCTGGTCTTTACCCGTCATGTGACGCCATACGGCCGCGCCGAAATCGACCGGGTTCAGGTGCGCCGACGCGGCCCACCAGCGGCCGTTTTTAACGTCGTCCGCGCCCTTCTCTTTGTCCACGTCAGGCAGCCCGGCAGCCTTCGCCACGGCCAGCCCGGTTTCCACCAGCCCCGCCACCAGCCCCAGCTTGCCGAGAAAACCCCATATGCCCTTCGCTGCGCCGCCCGTTGCCGGTCCCACACCTTCTGCGGCCGTCTTCAGATCGCGCAGCGATGCCACCGCGCCCGCCAGTTTCAAGCCCGCAATAATCGTCAGGGCGCCGCCCACGGTGGCCAGAATGGGTGCTGCCACTGTCAGGCCCACGGCAAGCCCGCCCAGGCCCATTACTACGCCTTCCATCAGCTTCGGGTTTGCGTCGGCAAACTTGTTTACGGCTTCCAGGCCCGTTGCCACGCGTTCCATGGCATTTGCAAACGCAGGGATAAGCACGTCGCCCACACGGGTCTGCGCGTCATCCAGGCGCGCACGGGCGTTATCCACCTTGCCCGCCGTGGATTGCTGATTGGCCTTGTCCGATCCTTCGGCGTCGCTCGCCTGCAAGACGTTGCGCCGATCCTTCCAAATGTTCCCGCTGAACCGGATACGGCTCAGCAGCATGTTTGCCGCGTTCGTGTTCGACGCAATGGCGTTGACAAACGCCATAACCTGCGCCGGGTCGTTCACGTCCACGCCCTTTTTCTTCGCCAGCGGCACCAGGTGTTTATCTACCCAGGTTTGCGGGTCTTTCAGGAACGTTTGAGCGTCCACCAGCGCGTCAGGCGAGATTGTCTTAACCTTGCCCGTTTTGTCGAATTTCACGCCCTTTCGATTCAGCAAGCCAAGCTGCATCATGTGGTCAAACGCGCCGTGCGTTTGGTGCCCGCCGATCCACGCATTTACCAGCGAACTGCTGGACGTGCCGTAACGGTCGGCGCCCATGCTTTGCTGCAAAAACGTGTCACCGAAAAACGCTTCATCGCTCATCGCCTGCACTGCGCCCTTACCGGAACGCACGGACGTAAGCAGATCGCCCACGGTCACTTTGCCGTTAGAGCCAGTCAGCGCCTTAAACGCCCAATTGTATTTTTCGCGCATGGCGGCCGGGTCGGTTGCCCCGCCTCGCTCGTCGGCTACCTTCGCCATCTGATAGGCAGAATCCCCCGATGCCATGTCAGTGTGGTGCAGGCGGTCGTAAAGCTGTAGCCCCGAAATCGCTTTCAGCGCCGTGGGCAGCGCTTCGATGGCGTGGTGTGCGTCGCCCAGCGCGGTGCGCAGTTCGCTAACCGTGTCCGTCGCCTTCGTGATAGACACGCCAAACTGCTTTGAATTCTGCGCGGCGCTAATCATGGCGTCGCCGTCTTCCTTCGATACGCCAGAATTGCGGATCACGGCCACGACGTTTTCGCGCTCGATTGCAGAGTGCAGGCCCCTGGACAGAACGCCACCAATCGCCAGGCCAGTGGCGCCCATTCGCACGGCCGCACCGTTCAATTTCGAACGGGTTTCCTTTGCGCTGGTGTAGCTCGCCTGGGATTTGTTTAGCCGCTCCTGCGCGCGGCGCAGGTTGTCAAGCGTGGAAACGGTTTTCGCATACTCGTTTCGCAGTGCCGAAACGTCTTTGCCCATGCGGGCAAACGTCTGGATAGACTTTCCCAGCAAAACCTGGCGCTTGGTCACGCGCCCCATTTCACTGGTGATTTGCTTCAGCCCGTTTTGGGCTGCACCCAGCGCGCCTTTAAGCGCGCCGGAAATCGTGCCGCCAATTACGATTGTGGCATTTAGCCGCTTATTCGCCATCGCTCGCTGTCAGTTCGTTTAGACCGTCGATCCACCACAGGAACCGCGAAGCGGCCATGCCTAATATTTCCGATTCACCCCAGCCGGTATGGCTGGCCAGGGAAAGCGCACCACGTCGGATAAGTGCGGGCGCTAGTCCAGAAAACCCGAATAGGCCGCCGACACGCGCCGGTAGTCGCGCACGGAAAGGGTTTGCATCTGCTTTTCGTCCATTTCGCACAGATTGGCGAAAATGGTTACTTCGCGCTCAATGTCGCTTCCCTTCAGCTTGTCATACACAAGCTGGTCTCGGACGGTCGGCTCGCGCATGCGGAGTTTTTTCACCGGAACGCCTGCAACGTCCAGCGGGCGCGACAGTTCAATGTCCGCGAAGCCTTCGCCATACTCCACGAAGTCTTCGGGCTTTTTCTTCGGGTCGGTTTTGGTAGCCATGGATGATTCCTTTTTTTATGAAAGTCGCTTTCAGGGCTGGCGTTAAACCAGCCCCTTGTCGCTTTAGATGCCCAGCAGGCTGCGCACGTTAGCCAGTGCGTCCACGCCGTTGCGCTTGAAAACCATGTTCACCACGTCGATTTCCAGCACCGTGGTGCCGCCGTGTTCCAGCTTGTAATACTTCAGCGTAAGCGTGGTTTTCAGCTTGGCGGCCGTGCCGGTCTGCACAGAACCCTGGTCGATTTCCTTCACCTTGCCGCGCAGGGTGTGGACCACGCCAGTCTGCGTGCCGTCGTCGTCTTCCAGCACTTCGCGCAGGGACACGGTAATGTCCGTGCCTTCGGTCACGCCAAACGTGGCGATAACGTCTTTATCGTAAGACTTCAGCGTGAAATCCGATTCGAGCTTTTCAAGCCCCATCGTGATTTCGGCGGGCGCGAACATGCCACCGCCCAGGAAGTCTTCGAGCTTGGCGGCCAGCTTCGGCGGGTTGAATTCCTCGCACTTGCCAGCCTTGCCCAGCCCGTTATAGAAGACGTTGAAATACTTGCGGATATTCTGGATAGGCATGGGCTTTAGCTCGCGCTAGTCGAAAAAATGCTGGCGATATAGTCATTCACCAGGTGGCTGCGGAACGTGACGCGCTCGGACGGGTACACGGCCGTAAAATCGAAGTCGAACGCAATAGCGCCAGCCGCGATTTGATCGGGCGTGTTCAGGTCCGGGTCAGCCCAGCACTGGCCGCCCAGGATCGCGCCACGGGCCACCAGGTTGCGCAGGAACGCATTCACGCCTTCCACCACGTCATTGACGTAGTTTTTCGTAATGCCCTGGTCCACTGCCCACAGGTGCGCCGCCATCAGGCTGTCTGCGATAATGTCCGCAGTGCGAACCACGCACAGGAACGTCCATTTGGCGTCGCTCGACAGCGTGCGATTGCCCCACAGCCGATAACCGTTCTGGCGGATCACGACGTTGACGTTTTTCGCGTTCAGCAGATTGGCGCGGCATGTCGTGTCGCCCATGGTGAAGTCGATCACGCGAGCGGTGCCCGTCACGCCGTTAATGGCCTGATTCGACGGGGACCACCAGAAGCCGCGTTCGTTGTCCGACTTCGCAATCAGGCCAGCCGTGTGGGCGCTGGTGAAGGCGGTAACGTTATTGCCGCTGCTGTCGGTCTTCGTTACCTTCGGTTCAACCAGGTACACGCGGCGGCTGTCGAAATCGCCCGCGTATGCGATGGCGTCCACGTCGTTGGTGCTTGGCGCGTCCGCGATAATCACGGCGCGCAGCGATTCGGCAATGCCAAGCATTTCCGCAACCACCGCATTTGCCACCGTGCCCGTGGTCGCCGTGAAGGTGGCCTGGGTCGTGCCAGCACCCGCGCCAGCAGGAAGTGCGAACGTCGGCACGGCCGTATAGCCGGAACCGTTTTTCGTGATTTCAACGGCCGTAACCTTGCCGCCTGCGACCGTTGCCGTGGCCGCCACACCCGTGCCGCCACCGCCACCCGTAGCCACCAGCGCGTAAGTGCCGTCCGTGTAGCCAGCGCCCGCGTTGTTGATTGCCAGCGTGGAAACGCCATTGGCCACGCGGGTGTGCGTGAAGCCCGGCGCCAGCAGAATGCGCGGCTTGTAGCCCGTCACGTGTTCGGCGCCCACGAAAGCCTGGACGCCAAGGTAATTTCCGTTCGCGTCAACGCCGCCGATCAGGTTAGCAAGCTGCGCGGCCGGGTCTTCGTCGGCATCCACGCGGACAATAATCAAAACCGCCTTGGACTGGTCGAAAATGCTGTCGATTGCATCCGGCAGCGTGCCGTTATCCGCCGAAGTCGTCAGCGCCACCAGCTTGGCCGCCTCCACACGCGAGCCAGCCACCAGCACGGGCGAACCGTCGTTGATTTCCAGGACTTCTACGCCGTGGAGAAAGTCTGTGCTCATGTAATGGGCCACCCCTTAATATTGCCGCAATCATCGCGCTGGGCGGCTAACCGTTCCACGGCGGGGTTTTGGGCAAAAAAAGACCACCCGAAGGTGGCCAATGGCTGCCGCTTGAAAGTCGCTTTCAGTGTGGTGTGGTGGCGTGCGCCAGGCAGTGCCCAGGCCCGAAAATGAAATCAATGCACGGCGCCGCCAACTTCGCCCAGCGCTTTCCCGCGATAAGCGCATTGCCAGTGCGTTCCGAAATCGTCACCTTCGGGTCGTCACCGAAAAGCGCGTTGGCGCACTCGTCATAGGCGATTGCCATATTCAGCGCTCGCGCTTCGGAACCAAAAAGCGCCTGCGCCAGCATTGCCAGCAGCAGCACGCCGGAAAACGCGGCGCACATGGCCCACAGCAAAACCAGTTTTGCACGCGCTTTCATGGTCAGGCCCAAGCGATGGCTTGAACGTCGGCCACGGTGGCGGCGGAACGTACCGCCGCCTTGTAGCCTTGCAGTTTCGCAAATGCCGCCTGCCCCTGCGCCAGCATGGCACCAGCCAGGCCCTGCAATTCCTGGAACGTCATGGGCACCTGGTTATTGGCCGCGTCGTTCCAGAAAAAGCCGACAGGCACCGCGCCAGGCGCAACGCACTTGGTTACAAGCGTTTGGCTGTAGTCGTCGGCCTGAAACGTCGTGCCCATGTATGACACGTCACGGTAAATCACGCCCTGGTATGCCGCCGTCAGTTCGGCCACCTTGGCGGCCTGCGCGGCGGCCAGCAGTTCGGCCGCCGTCGCTGTCGGCGCCAACACCAGCGCACCGTTCTGCACGATATAGCCGCCCCATTTCGCCGCGCATGCTTGCCATTGGTCGGCGGTCAGCGGAATGGTGGCCGCGCCTTGCGGTGCGGGGCTTAGTGCGTCGTCAAAAAGCCCGGTAAGGTTTCCGGCTTCGTCATATGCTGCGCGTTTTTGGCCCATTGCTTAGAATCCAATAGCGATATAGTAGATTGCGCCGCCACTCACACCGGCAGCGGTTGACGTGGCAAAGCAGTTTGCCTGGATAATGGTTCGGGTCGTGTTGCTGGAAACCGTCGCCACCGTACCCAGGCCGTTCCCCGCAGCCAGGTAATTCAATACGGCGCTAATGCATGCCGATGGAAACGCAATCGGGAATGCCGCCTGAACCAGGCCGCCCGCGCCAGAAGTGATATTTCCCCACTGGATAATCAGGCCACCCAGCCACGTGGGGAACGCGATATACCCGGCTGCCGTCAGGCTGATAGCGAACCCCGCCCGCAGCTTTTTCGGCGTCACAATCGCGGTGTCGTCTGTGCCCGCGTTCGTGATTGCCTGCGTGGCCACCTTCGCCGTGCCCTGCGCCGTTTCCGTCGCCTGCTCTGCCTTGAACCAGGCGCTGTTAATCACTGCCTGGCTGTTGTCGCCCGCGTTCGGCGTCGGGCCGTTGATAACGCCGCTGGCTTGCGCCAGCAGCAGCTTTCCAAGTTTCGCCAGATTGGCCGCAAGACTCATGATGTGTGTTCGCCTTTAGAATTCGTAGCCGACGAGTGAAAGGGTAACGTTCGAAATGGTCGCTCCTTGTGTCGTCGCCACATACCACGTTTGCTGCGTGAGGAACGGAAGACGCGAAAAATTGATTGTCATTCCGCCGCCGCCCGCATTCGGCGTGTTTATCGAAACCACCGCCGTGGAAGCACCAACGGCCGTTTGCGTAAATGCATTGAACGTCGAAATTCCGCTGTTTGTAACCGTAATGGACAGCGACCCACTGCCGAACTTGGCGTTTTTCGGCACGCACGCGATTGGCGCAGCGACAATGGAAATTGCGCCAGAACCCGAATAGCCAGTGGTCTGCGCAAAATTAACCGTCCTATCAATCAGCGACCCGACAATAAATTGCTTGCTCGCGTTCAGCGGCCACACGCTCACCAGCGCGCTGGCCGTGTAGCCGCTCGGAATGTTCCCGGCCGGGCACACTTCAGGCGCAACCGTGCTGGTGGCGTCAATCGTAATGTTCGACAGGCCAGTGACAGGCCCGTAAATCAGATACGTGGCCGCGAATCCAGAAGCCGTCAGCGAACCGGAAATGCCGCCTGCGCCCGTCGTTGCCAGGTTGATTGCCTGGTTGACTGCCGACGCGCGGAACGGCGCACCACCCAGCGCGGTTTCCAGCACCACTTCGTCTGCGGTATAGGTTGCCGTTGAACTGACAGCGCCAACCACCATGCGGCCATTCCGAACCGAACCAACTACGCCGCCCACGCGATTCATTGCTGCGGTATTGGCCACGGCCGCGCTATTGTCCAGCGCAGCAGGCGTGCTTACCGTTGATCCCGCATACAACGCGAGCGGCCCGCCCATGGTGTCGCCGGATTTCTGCACCGCGTTGGCCACGCTGAACGTGGCGAACGTGTACACGGTCACGTATTCATCAGAAGTCAGCGCCGTGTTAAATACAATCGTTGCGCCGTCCGTTGCCGTGTAGTCAGGATTCGCGGCCGTGCCGGGTTCCTGAAGCGCGCCGTTCCGCTCGACAATGATTGCGCCGGGCGTATAGCCGCCCGTAATCGTCAGCGTGTTCGTGGCCAGCCCGGAGAACGGGTAAGCCTTCATGTAGGACTGGCCGCCAGCGCTCGCAAACTTAACGTT